TTTTGAGAAAATTATATGATATTTATTCTTACCATATAATTTTAATTTAGGAGAAAAATAATGGCCGAGAGAATAGTAAGTCCTGGTGTTTTTACCAGAGAAAAAGATTTATCATTCTTACCACAAGGAGTAGGGGAAATAGGAGCGGCATTGATAGGGCCAACAGAAATGGGCCCGGCATTCGTTCCAACCACTATTCAAAACTTTGGTGAGTTTGAAACAATCTTTGGTAGTGAAAACCAAGATTTTTATGTTCCTTTTACTGCGAAACAATATCTTCGTAGTGCAGGTACAGTAACAATAGTAAGAGTTTTAGGATTAGGCGGATATGCAAATGACACTATTACATTATCAATTAGTAGTTCAGCAGGAAACCGAGTAGCAGCAGTTCTAAAACCTTCACGAGGCGCGACAGACCCTGACGCAACAGAATTAGCAGGGCCACTAAGTGCTTCAATTGTAATGGGAATACCTTCAGCAAGTTCATTCACATTGAACCTTGATACAAATAATAACGGAAGCACATCAGCTTTTGCATTATCATTTGATTCAAGTTCAGCTGATTACATTACAAAAGTGTTTAGTGAAAATCCACAAGACGCAAATAAAGCAGTCTATGTGTATTCAAACTTCCAAAACACACAAAACGCAGCAGGTGCAAATGATTTTGTAGCGGTTAATAGTGGTAGTGATGAGGCATTCTCGTTTGACTACAATGTAGCAACCACACCTTTCGTACAATCACAATTAGTAAACTCTGCAAGAACAAACTTATTTAAAGTTAACACTCGTTCACACGGAAGTAATATGAACTCTAAATATAGAGTCGGTATTTCTAATGTTAAGAGAGCAGTAGATGTTCCAGGTTCAGACTTTGGTCAATTTGATTTACAAGTTATTGTAAACAATCCTGGTCAGTTAGACGACGGAACAATTTTAGAAAACTTTACAGCTTTAAATTTTGATGAAGATAGTATAAATTATCTACCAAGAGCGATTGGTGATAAAAACACTACAATAGATTCAAATGGTAAGTTAACTCATAATGGTGACTATCCAAACCAATCACAATATATTTATATTAGTGATTTTGGTAATCTTACAGGAATAGCAGAAGAATTAGTTCCTATGGGATTCGGAGCACTATTACAACCACATAACACTACGCTAACAACACCTTCAGGTAGTACGGTAGCGATGACATTCCCTTCTTGTTCTTTTGTTGGAACAACAAGTGGTAATGGACAGAAAAATAATCGTGAATCGTTTGACCAAAATGTTTACTATGGATTTGATTTCAATAGTAAAGATAGTCAAAACTATTTAGCACCACTACCAACAAGTGCAGCAGTAGGTAATAATATTACAATGAGTTTAGAGGACGCATTTGGTAATGATGACGCATCTACATTGGGTTCACAATACTCAGCAGGTGATAATCAATTATCATTAAGTGGTTCTGATTACAGACAATTGAAATTCCAAGTTCCTTTCCAAGGCGGATTCGATGGTTCAAATCCAGCAACAGACAGAAAAACAGGAACGAATATTACAGCAGCTAATACATTAGGGTTTGATTTAAGTTCAGCAACAGCAACAGGTTCATTGGCATTCAAGAGAGCAATCAATGCAGTGTCTAATCCTGACGAGTTTGATATTAACTTACTTTCAATACCTGGTGTTATTCACCAATTACACCCAAGTGTAACAAATCACGCGATAGATAAAGTTGAAGATAGAGCAGATTGTTTCTTTATCTTGGATGGTTCATCTTATGGAAGAACAATTCAAGGAGCAAAAGATGACATTAAAGCAATCGATTCTAATTATGTAGCAACTTACTATCCTTGGATTAAGATACTTGATAGTGTAAAAAATAAACCAACTTGGGTTCCACCTTCAGTAGTTCTACCAGGAGTATATTCAAATTCTGATAGAATCGGACAAGAGTGGTTCGCACCAGCAGGTTTAAATCGTGGTGGTTTAACAGAAGTATTAGAAGCACAAACAAGACTAACGAACTTAGAAAGAGATGATTTATACGAAAATCGTATTAATCCAATCGCAACTTTCCCTGGTCAAGGTGTAGTCGTGTTTGGTCAGAAAACACTTCAAGGTAAACCAAGTGCTTTAGATAGAATTAATGTAAGAAGATTATTGATTAACTTGAGAAAGTTTATCGCATCATCTTCAAGATTCTTAGTGTTCGAACAAAACAATAGTGCTTTAAGAAGTCGTTTCTTGAACATTGTAAATCCATATATGGAACAAGTTCAAGCAAATGCAGGACTAACAGCATTCAGAGTAGTAATGGATGAATCAAACAACACACCAGATGTTGTAGATAGAAACCAATTAGTTGGTCAAATCTTTATCCAACCTACAAGAACAGCTGAGTTCATCGTATTGGACTTTGTAGTTCAACCAACAGGAGCAACTTTTCCTGAGTAATATAATAGGAAATGAAGAATAAAAAAAACCCCCATTTATTTGGGGGTTTTTTGTTTTAACTGGATCGCGTTGATTGGAAATAAATTATTTTGGATATATAGCAAAGGTATCGGCATATTCAGCCAAACAATAACCTTGGGCTCTTCTATATCCGTATTGTGTTTTACTACAACCCCTATACCTAATTCTAAAATTACCCGTTCTCATTAGATTTCTGATAGTTGGGTTAAACCTATATCTCATAGGAATATCTTTGTAACAAGCTTGTTCAAGATAAGGAGCTTCATAATATTCTAACCTTAATTCAGGTTGATTCTGATTAGCTTCATACAATTCCATAGGATTGTGTGCATATTGATAGACATTCATAGTAAATGTCCTATTGTCAAAACCAAAAGCTCTTGGAACAAGAGTATCTTGGTAATCTCTCATATAAATACCTTCAGTATCAGTCGTAATTATTTCATTATTTTCAATCATTTCATTTCCTTTATCAATTATCATTACATCATAATATAGTAATACTATTTGTAAAAGTCAAGCTTTTTTTTAAAAACTTCTAAAAAACTTCTAAAAGTATATGTTATTTGGTAGTCACTTTTTTTAAGTTTCTTATATTTATTAATGTAATAAGAAAATTCTTTATAGGAGAAAAACAATGGCTGAAATGCTTGACCCAAATGATATATTTTTTACGCCGTTTGAACCAAAAACAGCAAATCGTTTCGTTATGGAAATTGACGGAATACCAGCATATCTTGTTAAAACAATGGCAAGACCTTCAATTCAATTCGAAACAATTACACTTGACCATATAAATGTCAAGAGATATGTAAAAGGTAAAGCAAGTTGGCAACCTATAACGGTAACCTTATACGACCCAATCGTTCCATCAGGAGCACAATCAGTTATAGAATGGGTTAGATTACACCACGAATCAGTAACGGGTCGTGATGGATATTCTGACTTCTACAAGAAAGATATTACATTCAATTTATTAGGGCCAGTCGGTGATAAAGTTGAAGAGTGGACATTAAAAGGTGCATTCATTCAAACAGCAGATTGGAGTGATATGGACTACGCTTCAAACGATGTAGCACAAGTTTCATTAACACTTCAATACGACTACGCAATACTACAATTCTAACGGAGAAAAATTATGTGGGCTATGTTTAAAGACGACAACGATATAAATGAAAAAGCAGTAATTGGTTTCGCATCATTTGCAGTAATGACATTATTTGCAGTAGTTGACTTAACAACAGGAATTTGGGGAAAAGATTTAGTTATAAATGATATGGTATACAATTCATTTGTATTCGTAACATTAGGTTCTTTCGGTATCGCAGGTGCTGAAAAGATAATGAAAAAATAATAAGTTATTAATCTTAAATAATCAAGGAGTAAAAATGGCTGAAAATCAGTATGGATTTCCTACTGAAGTTCTATCTTTACCATCACAGGGTTTATTATATCCTGAAGATAGTCCTTTGCGTAGTGGAACAATAGATGTCAAATATATGACAGCAAAAGAGGAAGATATCTTAACTTCCACAAATCTAATTAATCAAGGTGTAGTGATAGACAAACTTTTAGAAAGTGTCTTAGCTGACAAAAAAATCAAATTAGATGATATGTTGGTTGGTGATAAAAATGCACTAATGATTGGAACTCGTGTTTTAGGGTATGGTAAAAGTTATGATATAACATTACTTGACCCAGATACTCGTGAAAGGGTAGAATATAGTGTAGATTTAACATCACTAAAGCACAAAAAAATAGATGAAAAGATATATGAAAATGGTAATAAGTTTTCATTTGAAACACCTAATTCTAAACGAGTAATTGAATTCAAATTACTAACTCATAAAGATGAAGAGCAAATAAAAGAAACATTGAAAGACTATGAAAAAGTTGAAAAACTTACAGGTGTATCTCAAAACCTATCTATTCGTATGAAACAATCAATTCTATCACTTGACGAAAATACAGATAGAAAATTTATTAGTGACTTTGTTGACAATGAGTTTTTAGCACTTGACGCAAGAGCATACAGAAAGTATGTGGATTCTATCACTCCTGACATTGAGTTGAAGTTTGACTATACGAGTCAAACAGGGAACCAACATAAGTTGGATGTCCCACTCGGGATTGAATTTTTTTGGCCAGCCGCCGGAGAATAGGGCGGCTATTCACGAAGAAATCTTCAACATCGCATATTATGGAAATGGGTTCAATCACAACGAACTATACAATATGCCAGTTCCTTTAAGAAGGTTCTATGGTAGACAGCTCGTAGCAGCTAAAAAGAAAGAGGCAGATGTCTACAAAAAATCTCAAAATAATCCAGATACACAAATCGCTCGTCCTACATTCCAAAAATCTTAAAACTTGATATTTATTATTGAGTAAGTATACTCGGAAAAAACTATGAATAAAAAATTTGTAAAAGAAAATAAACAACTTGTCAGAGAATTTCTCGGTGCAATATTAGGTAGTTTATTGGTGGGAAAATTAAATCGTGATTTAAGAAATGACCCAATCATAAAACAATCAGCTGCCAATATTAAAAAAATAGAAAAGCAAATGATGGACAAGATTGAAAAGAAAAGAAAGCAAGACCCTGACTTTGCTAAGAAGTTAGCAAAAGCTATTGCTTCTGCTTAGTTTCAAATATTTAAACACTTAACAACAATCACTTAGGATAATAATGGCCGACAAACCAAATGTATTAACTATGTCTGAGGACGAATTAGCAGCATTTTTTGGTGGCATGACGCCCCAACAAGTTATTAAATTCGTAAAAGATACTAAAAAAGAACTTTCAGATTTAGCTAAATCAGGTTCTGACCAAGCTAAAGAGGAATTTGCACAAAGAAAAAAGATTCTTGCTTTAGTAGAAGACCAATATAACATACAAGAAGATTCCAAAGACTTAGCTATGGAAATTATGCAGATGGAAGAGCAAGCTTCTAATATAGCCAAAACATCAGCAGACCAAGCTAAAGCTTTAGGTGACAATATAAAAAGTACAGTGGAAGCCATACCAGTTGTTGGTGAAGGACTTTCATCATTCTTTAATTTAGATGAATTAGGACAGATTATTCAGAAAAGAGTTTTAGGTGGATTTGAAGGTTTAACCAGTATGATTAGAGGACCTGGAACCACAGCAGCATTTACATTTAATACTGCATTGACAGCAGGTATCGGAGCATTAGTAGCACTTATACTTTTAGCGGTGGCAGCAATCGCTGGTATGGCGATTAAAGTCAGAGATTTAGCAAAAGAATTAGGGACTTCAATGTCTCAAGCAAAAGACTTAGTCAAAGAAACAACATTAGCCGGAATAGCATTAACAGGAACTGGTCAAGACGCTGAAGCTATTGCAGGTGAGTTAATTGATACATTCGGAACATTGAATAGTGTTCAAGCAGATAACATTAGAGACATTGGATTCTTAGCGACAAGATTTGGTGCAGCTTCCAAAGACATTATTACTTTCCAAAAATCATTAACGGATACATTCGGAGTATCGGTTGACCAAAGTGAACAAATTATTAGAAATGTCGGTAAGTTAGCACAAGCAGAAGGTGTAGCAGCTGGTAAAGTGATAGCTGATATAGCAGCAAATACTGAAAAGTTTGCTGAGTTTGCAAAAGGTGGTGCAGATGGATTTGCATTGGCAGCAGTTGAAGCTGCAAAGATTGGAACTAACTTGTCAGCAGTGTTAGGAGCAGCAGATAAATTATTAGAGTTTGAATCAAGTTTGACAGCAGAATTTGAAGCACAAGTCATAACAGGAAAATCTTTTAATCTCGAACGAGCAAGACAATTAGCACTAAATAACGAAATCGGAGCATTAGCACAAGAACTTGCAACTCAAGTGGGTTCACTTGGTGATATAGAAGCTATGAATGTTCTTGAAAGACGTTCATTAGCAGAAGCAATCGGAGTATCAACCAATGACTTAATGAAAATAGCTCGTGGTGAACAAGTAGCAGAACAAGAAACCGTACAAGATAAAATAGACCAAACAAATAAAATATTAATAGCTGGATTCGACGAAGACAAAGAAAAGATGGACGAATTAATCAGTACAACTGCAGCAAATAGTCCAGCGACAATATACGAATAGGATAAACAATGGCACTAATTGATTTAAAAACAAATTTAGCAAAACTTAAAAATGTAGATAATATTGATAATGTAAATCAAGATGGATTTACACCTAATCGTAAGACAAAATCACCTACTCTATTTAAGAAAAATACTTCACAACTCGGAACAGGAGAAAATGTAGATTATGTTAGAAGAGACTTGTCTATTGAAAGAGTTAGTAATGCAGAATCAAACTACGATAAGTTTCAGCCAGATGATGGGCAATTGATTCAGAAAGAAGTCGGTGAAAGATATCGTAATACTAAAAACGATGGTGGTTTATTCAGAGGTGGTATAGCTCTACAAGCAGAAAGAACCATAGAGGACGCACAAAGAGTTGGTAAGTTTTTAGGAACAGGCAAAGGAAGAATTTTTACACTAAAACAATTATTTTTACAATCCAAGAATGGAGACAAAAGAACCAACATATATAATCCATTATCAACAATTTTAAGTTTACCAAACAATGTTTCACAACAAAGACATTTAGATAAACCTGAAAGTTTTGGTGGATTTTTATTATCGTTATTTGGTTTGAATGAAGGACAACGATACGAAACATCAAGAAGAATTGAAAAAGAGATAGAGAAAGACTCTGATGGAACTTTTAAAAGAATAGGTGGAAATGTAGAAGCTACAAACTTCTTTAATGTCAAATCAGAAGGCTCAAGAAATTTACAAGTTAGTTATGGTGGTGATAGAGGTGAATTAAAAAAACTATCTAAAGGTGGTAAAGATTTACCAAAAGATTTTATAAAATTTAGAATAAGAGATGCGGTGAACGGAAGGTGGATAATCTTTCCAGCGTTGATAAATGGTATCACAGATAATTCATCACACTCACCAACAACAATAAATTATATTGGAAGACCAGATTCGGTCTATGTTTACGGAACAATGGATAGAACAATTGGATTTAATTTAAGAGTTGTGGCACTAAATAAAGATGATATAGAAACTATATGGGAAAAAGTAAATTATTTAAAAGGACTGGTTCAACCACAATTTAAACAATTCTTTACAGATAACGAAGATACTAAATTGTTAAATCCAAATGACATAAATACAAGACCCGTTGCACCAATCATATATTTGACTATCGGTGATATGTTTGTTAATACACCAGGATTTTTTAAATCAGTCAATGTAACTATTCCTGATAATGTCAATTGGGAGTTAGATGATAACTTACAATTCCCACACATTTGTGATATAGCATTGGATTTCCAATACATTGGAAAAGAAACACCAACTATGTTGGGTAAAAATTATGAAGGTAAAGTTGGTGAGAAAGTTGTTGAACGAAGAACACCACCTAACCCACCTGAAGAAACAACCACAACCGAAACAGGAGCTAGCTAATGAGATACGATGAATCAAAAGTATTCCAAGATGAAAACGGAACACGATATTTAAATCGTGTTGAATATCCCGTAATCCCTATACAAGATAGTGATACATTTATTCGTGGACAATTCGGTAAAACATTTAGTAATCTGGCATTTGAAGTGTATGGTAAAACAGAGTTTTGGTGGATAATAGCCAGAGCAAATAACGAAAACAGAGGTTCTATGTATGTTGTACCAGGTAAAGAATATCGTATTCCACAAAACATTACAAGTATACTACAAGAATTCAGAAAACTAAATAAATAATGATAGGTGAAAGACCAATACATCCGGCAGTTCAACGAGCATTGTTTAGAAAAATAGATGCTATTAATCGCCTCAAAGTAGGAGCAGGCGACCCGTTTTTCAATTCAACTACATTAGAACCACAAGACACATCCAATCCAATAGAACAACATATGTTTAGAGCTTGTTGGGCAAGAGTGACTGCAGCTATATCTAAACCGGGCACAGAAGATGAAGCACTATCAAACAAACCAATCAGCTTTGGTGGTTATCTCGATGTCGAAAAAAATACACAAATAAATCGTCCATTAACTTTTAATAAAGATATCACTAAAGACAACATAGCAAGTGAAACATTTAGAGGTGAATCAGGAATTACAGGCATTTCCGTAACACAAAAAAGTTTCTATGTAAATGAAATAACAATTAATTTTGCTTGTCCAGACCCAATAGATTTTGAAAACAGAATTGAACCAACATTTTTAAGACACGGACAATCCATCGCAATTGAATTTGGTTGGGGTATGGATGATAAACAATTAGACTTTGGTGCAGCAGAACTCACCACCGATGACATTGAAGAATTATTTTCAGATGTTTACACTAAACAATTAGCCAGAGCAGGTAGTTATTATTGTAATGTTGGTACGGTATCAAACTACAGTTACAAAGTGGGAACTGATGGTGGATATACAGGAACGATTACACTTCATTCAAGAGGTCAAAATGTTATGAATCAAACCACACAAAATGAAGAAAATAGTGGAGATGAAACACCAAATAGGTTGACACCAATATTATCAGATACAGCTAAGGCAGCTGCAGACAATAGAAAACTTGCAGAAGGTATAAAAGATGAAGATGGAACTTTCGAGACAAGACCAGATTTGAAAGCTCTTGAAGAATTAAATCAATTAAAATTAACAGAGGCCAGCTATCAATCAGTAATGAGAAATCTTGATAAGGTTCTTGACGAATATCTAACGGTGAAAGAAACTGCAGAGCCAGTGAATTATAAAAAAGCCGTAGCGATAGGAGCATCCACTGGTGGAACAGCTGGAGCAGGTTTTGGTGCTATTGTAGGAGCATTTTTTACATTTGGATTTCCACCAACAACTTTGGCATCAGCTGGTTTCTTTGGTGCAGCAGGTACAGCGCTTGGAGCCGGAGTAAGTTTGGTAGGTGCAGCAGCGACTGATGTTGTAAGAAGAGTCGGAGCTTTTAGGGCTAACCAAACATTAAAAGATGAAATACCAGTCAGTATGGTTGGTTATACTGAGGGACTAAGAGGGCCAAAAGCATTTTATCCAAAGCCAGGCGTGGTAAAAACTTGGTTTAAAAATGGAGCTATGAAACTAATCGTTGATGACTATGGAGTTGATGGTGGTGCAGTCGGAGCAGAAGTTCCAGAATCATTACAGAAAAAATACTTAATGAGTTGGGGTTGGTTTGAAGACCATATATTAGCAAGTTTCTTTAACATCACAATTACTTCTAACGATGGTAAAGTAAACTTTCAAGAAGTTAGAAGTGTCGGTGGTAATAAAGAGGGAGTCTCACCTACGGTTTGTCATTTATCAAAAGATTTATATTCAATGGGATTGGATAGTATTGTTTTACCCGGCAAAACTCATCCCAAAGTTAGAGAGACATTTGCCAGTATAGATACTTCTACTCCTGAGGGTAGAAAACAAAAACTATTATCAAGAGAAGTCTACACGAGAAAAAATAGAATCGAGTTAGCAAGAATTAGACAAGTTTACGATATAATTGATAATCACTTTCAATACTTTGAACCAAATATGAAAAATGAATCTGGAGAAATTGTTCCTGCTAATGTAGGGATAATAAGAAATATGGTATTTGATATCTCAATGTTTCAAAAACATTTTCAAGATATGGATTCATTACAACAAGGTATGAGAAGTTTTTGGTCAGATGTATCAAATCAATATGGTGGTTTTTGGAACTTTGGAATAGCAGAAGATAAAGTAAATACTGGAAGAATTATGGTGATTGACCAAGAAGGTGTGCAAATGGATAAACCAGCAGACCCAGAATCTCATTCTCAACGAGAGGATTTTATTAATTATAGTCCAGTATTAGATAAAGATAGAAAACTCGTAACCAAAGACAGAAGAGGCGTGTTTGTATTTCCATTGTATTCAAAAAACTCAATTGTAAAATCTTTCGACTTATCGGTTAACATTAGTTCAAAGGCAGCCACAATAGCAAATTACGGAGCCAACACTTCAATCGTGGGTGGTGTTGTAAACAATAAGGATAAACCTAATCTATCATTACAGGCATATTCATTGTTACTAAATACTTCAAAATTTGAGGAAGAAAAAGCTAATGGGGAAAATACAAAGAAAAAAGACCTTGATAACAATGAGCCAATATTTAGAGACTTTAAATTTCCAGTAGATATCACAAGAGAAAAAACCGATATGATTGGTCGTGGGCCGGTGCCTGAGGAACGCTATGGAGATGATAAAATAAACAATATACTTGGTAATCCTGCACAAGAATTAGATGATGACTCTGGTATTGATTTTAGCAACATAAAAGATATAAACGAAGATACTGAAAAGATACGAGAAAAAATTGAAGAACAAAGAGTTCAGTATATAAATGGTATAGGTATTTACGATAGATATGGAAATTTTTCAAATTACTTCAAAACAAGAATGAAGTATCTTATAAATATTGCATTAGAAGATGACGCAGATTCAAATATACGAGAACGAAAAGTAATCATACCAATTGATATCAATATGACAATTGATGGGATAAGTGGATTATTACCAGGCGATGTGTTTAAAGTTGATTACTTACCAAAAATATACAGAGAACATACATACTTTCAAGTGTTCACAATAGAACATTCGATATCAACATCAGGTTGGGAAACCAAAATAGGTGCAAAAATGAGATTAGATATGACGACTTTTCTTAAAAAGAATGGAAAGAAAGTACCAAGAGATATATACACTCTTTTAACAAACGAAGAATTTTTACTAAAAAGTGCAATTGAAAACATTCAAGCTTCACTTGATGAAAGAACAAAAGAGAAAGCTAAGTTAGAAAATGAACTTGAATTACGAGATGATGAAAGTAACTTTAGTAGTATTGGTGAAGGAGTTGAAACTGTTATAGATACTTTTAAGGTATGGTGGCAGGTTGCAGTAGAATTTTTTGATGATACTCCAGGTAGTGAAACGCTTAGTAAAGGTGTAGTAAATATTAGGGATGAACAAAAAGAACAAAGAAAACTACAACTTCAAGATAAGATAGATACTCTTACAATTGAAATTAGTGAACTTGAAGAACTAAAGAATGTTTTTACTCAAGGTAGTAGAGAAGATTTCAATAACGCAGCAGAGAAAGCAGTGGAAGGTGGAGCGGATACAACAGCTAGAACATCTGCAGCAGCTCAAGAATTACAAAACATCGCTACAGGTAAGACAGCAGCTAATATAGTTGGTCAACAACCAAAAGTCCAAACTCAAGCACAGACACAATTCGGTAACTATAAAGCAGGAGTTACAGCTGATTAAAAAAATTAAGTTTTGAAATAAATAAAAACTATTTATAATAAAGGTTATAATGATTATAGTAAATACGCAAAAACTATTCAATCAACTCAAACAACAAATACAATCTAAACCATTTGTATTATTGCAAATGTATTCAGATGTCAAAGCACATCCACAAGAGAATCGTGTAAGTTGTTATTATGTTGATTTTCAAGACGAACAATATGTCGTTCCAATTCACCATACAGAAAAATATCAAGACAACATTGAATT